TCGGTTAGGTTTTTGTGGGATTCAACAACCGCACCATCATATTCAACATCGACTGTTTTGGTGGTTACGCTTGTTGATGTTCCGTCCACGCCTAGTACGCTTTCAGTAATGGCAGTGACAACAACTTTTAGGTTGTCCCCCAGAGAGCCTGGGTGTTTTGCCATTACTGGAGTGACTTCATCGTCGACTTGCGATTGTGCAGCAACAGCATCGTTTAGTGCAGTAGTTAGTGCAGCAACGACATCGTCGTCTGGTGTTTCTTTTGCCTGTTCATCCGCTAACGCAGCTTGTGCGTCCACTACGGCTTGGTTGGCATCTAGTAGTTCTTGTGATGGTGCCTTTGCAGTCGTTCCCGCGCTCGCGCGTGTGACAAAAGCACTACCTGAGTATTTTAGAAATTGAGAGACCGCTAGGAAGTCTGCTGAACTTCCTCCGTCTTTCGGAGACCCGAAAGTAGAAACTAGTTCAGATTCGTTTGCAACGAATACTGGTTTTCCTACTGGGCCCCATGCGAAGTCACCGATGAACGCACCTGTGGTAGAACCGACTGCTGGAACAGTTCCAGATAGATCGATTTCTTTAATAGTTACGCCTGGCGACTCATTTGATCTAAGAGCCATGATTGTATCCTTCTAGTTAAGGTATAATAAGTTAAACATAATACGGAGTAATATCGTCAATAACACTATTTATAACTTGACTAGTTTTCACCGTAATTTGTATCGAACGGGGTCTGAAAGTTCGACCATTCCATACCATCTTGCGAAGGCGCTTCTACGATATCTCTTCCGTCGTCAATGATACCGAACGGAGGCAAGTCTTCCTCGATCTGCGCCATCCTTTCTTCAAATAGAAGGTTCTTGATATTCATATCAAAGTTGTCACCGAACGATTGAGTGGAGACGAAGTATCCGAACATCACTAAGTTCATCATCAAGTCGTCGTGGTTACCGTCACTCGCCTCGTAGGACACACCCTTGGCCACAAAGGTGGAGATCTCTAGGATAGTTTCTTCGTCGACCACTTGCAATTTATTGTTCTCTAGGATATCCTTAATGGACGAACACCCGATGCGTTTTACTTTACGAGTCATCGTTACACCGATCGCGTCGGACTTGATCGCGGACTCCAAGAACATGTTCTCGTATTCTAGGTCTTGGTACAGACCGACCGCAACGAGAATTCCCGCATCGTTATTCTCTACGACACAAAGCGCTTCGTTATAAAGATTTGCATACTTATAAATAATGTTTGGGTAGAGCAATGGAGAAATATTGTTGTTTCGATATACAGCCACTTGCTTGAATGGCCTTTGTGATACATCGATTACCGTAAATGTCGAGTAATCCTGACCTCTACCTTTACTTACATCCACGGTCATGATATACTCGTGATCGCTTACAGGTTTCTCATATACCTTGAGATCCCCACCTTCCAATAAATTTATTGGTTGTCGCGCACGTAGATCTAGTAGGGTATTACCCTCGATCAATGTGTCACCCGTCCCGAAGAAGGTATTCCCAAATTCCTGATCAAACTGGAGTTGGGATGTATTCGCGATGGTCTCCTCTTTCCACTTCTCATCTCGCCCAGGCACATCCCACCAATCTACACGATAGGGTTTGTATTCGTTTACGCCCTGTACCGCACCCTCCCAGATCTTGTGATAGGTGTTACCGATACCGTTTGCAGTAGATGTGATAATCACCTTAGTGTCAATACCAGACGACACCACCGGATAGGTTGAGGTATAGAATTCTGCCGCGTTCTCTACGAACGCAAACTCATCTAGAAATAGTAGGTTTACCGACATACCACGAATCGAAGATCCGGATGTCGCACTTGCAATAATACGAGAGTTGTTGGATAGTTCGATAGACCCCTTGTTGAGGGCCTTACATCCTGGCTGTAAAAAGAAAGGTAGATTCTCCATCATCAAGGTCACACGTGCCAACATCTCACGAGCAGTCGCACCTTTGTTTGCAAGGACCGCAATGGTCTTCTCTGGGTGGAATAAGGCATACCACAGAATGTATCCGACCGAACTGATAGACTTGCCCGACTGACGACACGCGAGGACGATAGAGAATCGGTTCTCCTCGAAGTGATCGAACATGTCTTCCTGATAAGGATAGAGGTTGAATGGAACGAGACCCTTGTCTAGGTGGATGACCTTGACGTATTGTCTACAGAAGTAAGCGGGATCCTCCATACACTTCTTATACTCACGGAGTTTAGTGGCGTCCCATTCTTCTGCGACACCGTCTCGTTTAATTAAAGGATTTCCTAGGTAGGAGTTCTTACTGTAACTACTCATCGTCTTGGTCTATGACCTTCTCATCCCTGTCCCCCAATAGGAAACGCTGGAGTTCAGTTGTCGACCCGACGAATAGATTGTTATTTGTGGTGTTTGTCTCTTTTGGTTTGTTTTCGTCCAAAAGTTCTTTTTGTTTCTTGTTAAGTTCCATCAGCTTGTCATTGACGTTAGCGATGTCTTTTATCATATTAGACAACACCTCGAATGCTCGGGGATGTTCTGATTCACGCGCGACCTGAATCATTAGGTCAAGCGATTCGCGACCTTTCTCGATTAGATCATAGTAGGTATCACGGGAGTACTCGTAGTCCTGTTCGTGGACAAAGTTCTTCTTTTGGTCGTCCGTGATAATTGTTGGGGGTTTATGACTGTCTGTCATCGGTTATCTCTATATTAAAACCAAAGTCTCCGTCCGGACTCACGTCGATCGGATCTGGTGTCACACGTACATTACTTAGGAAATCTGTATCTCCCGCATCTGAAACGATGGCATTAAGTTCTGTATTTACTTCGCGGATCTCCACGCCTGTCTTCACAGGACCGTAGAAGTTCGCATTCATATCAAAGGATAGAGTGTATATGATAGTTCGTCTCTGTTCGATCGGACCCTCAAAGTCGTCAGAGAAGTTGACCCCCGTCAGAGTGATCGGGATATCTTCTTTGATCTCTGGGTAATCGGAGAACGGTTTGACCGACAGGGAATATTGAGGGGCAAAGTATGGTAATATCTGTTCGACCACTTGTAGTGCGTCGTCCTGTGACTTCGCGTAGATATTAAGTTCGAATCCGACCTTGTAAGGGACGCCGCAGAACACGTCCTTGCGAGTTCCGTCACCTTGACTGGCGACACTGACCTGATTGATCTTTGGTAACTGCCGTGGTGCGTCATATGCGATTGACACAATTTCAAAAGACATGCGAGGCAGCTTTAGTGCGACCTTACGTTCAGACTGTTCTCCCCTACTCATTTCCTCTAGTCGCGAGATGAAGTTCCTGCGAGGTGCATACGTCAGAGGCAACTTGACCTGAGACAATACCTTACCGTCTGCCGCAGTTCGCAGTATGTGCATATCGTCGAACATAGATCCGAACAACGCAACACATGTGCGCACACGCTTGTGATAGAAGTGTCCACCCATCATTAGATTATATCTCCAAACGGATTTGACTCACTGAAATCAAGAAAGTCCTCTTCCCAGTCATTGAATATTTCATTCTGCGCATCTACTTGTATCATGTTTACATTTTCTAAAACAGACTCTGGGGTCATATGCGCATTTGGACCAACGACTGGACTATCTGTAGTCCACTTGTGATATTTACCATCGGTTGCGCCTGTGTGCGCGATTTTTAACATACGAGTATCACTGTTCCATGAAGTGACTTCACCATTTAATATGTAGTCATCGGATACCTGTTGCACATCATCACCTACCAAATAATACGTTTCATCTCCTTCAACAAAAGGAGGCATCTGTAGTTCGTATTGGAATGCACCTTCGACCTCAACATTATCAATGTCTGGGATTCCAGTGTCGAAGTCTTCGTCCGAGAACTCGAACAGCTCGCACTGCATACGGAATGTAGGTAACTGAGACAATTGATAGAACGGGGTTTCGGTCTCCACCTTCATAACTTGGAATAATGACTCAGACATAGGCAGGTAGATTACATCACCTTCGCGAGGACGGAAGTGCGCGTCTGCAAGACGATCACCAACTAACTCTCTCCATCGACGACGTGCTACAACAAAGGTCGCCTGATCACGGATCTCAATACCAAACTTGGTGAAGATATCTCCCTCTCCGTCGAACCCTTCTGCATTTTCAATATAGACTTCAACTTTGTATGCGTCACCAAACTGAGACTGGATACTGTCTAGGAAGATGTCTTCTCTCTCCACGATCTCGCGCGGAAGATAATATACATCCTGTCCATAAAACTTGATGGACTCAATAATCAAGTCTTCATACAAACTCTGTTCGGATCGATTTTTTTGACTGATATATGGATTAGTCGCCATGGTTTACCCCATAAAGAACATTGGACCTTCGTCCTCTTCCAATCGGAACTTCTCCATGATCTTGTCGATGTCTGCGATTGCGTCATCATAGATTTGACGACCATTGATAGTGACCCCGCCAGGCAACTGCATACCGTCAAACTTGATTAGGTTGATACCCCACTGACGTTTGATCAGTGCGGTTGTGTATTCTTTCAGGAAGCGGTGGTTCCATAGGTTGTTGTATTCGGATACCGTATCGTCCGGACTGCGAACACCATAGACCTCGAACACGACGAAGTCTCCCGCTGTTAGTTTCGTTTTAGAAACAAGTAGGTTCACACGATTATACTGTCGATCAAAGGTCATCTGTGGTTGACCCATCAACTTCATGTCGAGTAGCGATAGTTGTTGTTGCATACCTTCATAGTAGGCCAGATCGCCCAACACACCGTTTGCACGAGTGAAGTCGGATATGGTATAGTGCATGTGTTGCCACGCGTCACTGAACCACCCGTGAGTGTTTCCCATAGTCATAGGTAGCATACGTACTACCGCAGTCAAATCGAGGTCGTCCGGTAGATCTACGGTCTGTGTGTCGATGTCCTGTTGTGTTAGTTGGTGTTTGAGGTAGTATCTCTTCGACCCGTCTGGGTGGTTCTCACGGAACCATTGAAGTGCCTCATCAACACGATCATCTAATTGTTCGTCATCGATATTGATCTCAACAACTGGATGTCCCAGTGCACGTAGGCAATACTCGATTAGTTCTTCTCTGTCAGTAGCGTACATCTAATGTGTCTCGAAGTTACGTGTGTGTCTCTCTATTTATACGATTTTATTTATAGACATAAAAAAAGGGAGTCCGAAGACTCCCTCTTTCATCGAAGTTCTAAGAACTTGGATTAGTTGACAACAGTACCGTTGACATCGTAGACATCGATACGGTAGTGTGAACCGTGTTGTCCGTCTAGCTTGTCAGCGTTAGATGAGTTGTCTGGTACTAGAGCACCGGCAGTCTCTGATAGATCTAGTGAGAACTTACCTGTTGACTCTACGTAGTCGATACATGAACCTGCGTCCGCACCGACACATGCCTTCGCACGTGATTCGGTGAAGTATAGGTTTGTTGAACCTTCTGCTACGTTGTCAGTGTCCCATGCTTGGATTACACCAATACCTGTTTCCAGAGTGCTGATACGAGATGTGTTAGAGTTAACAACACCTGTGATTGAACCATCAGCAGATTGGAATGCAGCAACGATCTCTGTTAGAGAGTCTAGTGCCGCTGGGTCAGTGTTCTCTTCGATGAAGTCGATCTGACTTTGTAGTGCCGCGTCTGCGTTCTGACGATCAACGATCTCTTGTGCGATTAGAGCAGCATTACCTTGTTCTGCCGTTTGCGCACGAGCAACTTCGTTAGAAAGATCCAACGTGATTTGCGTATCCGTTGCAGCACGAAGAGCAGACTCTGCGTTCAACTGGGCGACTGTTGCGTAATCCGCTTCGATCGTTCCAGCACGAGTCTGTAGAGCAGCGATGTCATTGTCGTTAGACGTGATCTGTGCTTGTAGGTTAGACTTGTCACCAGTAGTTGAGTTGTCTAGTGCATCGATCTGTGACTGTAGACCATTGTCCGCAAGGATGCGAGCGTTAGTCTCAGCAGTGATCGCGTTCTGACGTGCACTTGTTTCAGCACTTACTGCCGCCGCACGAGCACTTGCTTCTGCGTCGATTGCGTCTTGTAGATCATCATCTGCCGCCGAACGAGCAACTGCTTCTGCTGTAACTTCCGCAGAGTTCGCAGCGTCACCAGCGATACGAGCCGCTTCTTCCGCAGAGATCGCACCTGAATTCGATGAAGTTGCAGCTTCAGTCGCATCCATTTCTGCTTCTAGGGTTGATACACGACCTGTTAGGGCAGATGCATCACCACCTAGGTTGTCGATCAGAGTTTGTAGACTTTGATCAGCACCTTCGTATGCAGCAACTAGTTCTGTCAACTGGTTCAGTGTTTCTGGTGAACCGTTAGTGATTGCAGATACTGCCGCAGATACTGTGTCGATGTTAGACTGTAGAGTGTTGTCCGCACCAGCACGAGCACTTGCTTCTGCATCGATGTTCGCTTGTAGAACTGCGTCAGCAGCGATACGTGCAGCTTCTTCTGCTGCAACTTCTGCTGAGTTTGCATTGTCACCAGCGATACGTGCAGCTTCTTCCGCGTCGATTGCGTCTTGTAGTGCCTGACGACCAGATACACCCGAAGATGATACTGTGTCGATCTGTGACTGTAGAGAACCCTCTACCGCAACCGCACGTGCAGTTTCAACGTTTACTTCGTTTGAGTTTGCAACGTCACCCGCGATACGAGCAGCAGTTTCTGTAGATAGATCACTACTTGAAGAAGTTGATGCTGCATCAACGTATGCCTTAGTTGCCGCATCTTGTGCAGAACTTGGGTCAGCCATGTTAGTAACTGCGTTACCGTCCATGTCAACTTCAGCAGACATCTGGATGTTAGATGAACCTGAAGATGTGCTGATACCAGATGTACGTGCGTTTGCAGCAGCGATTGCCGCAGCGTTAGCCGCGATGTCAGTGTCGTTAGAAGTTACTTGACTTTGTAGGTCAGCAACGTCTGTTGGTGTTGCAACACCGTTCGTTAGAGTAGTGTTGATTGTTGCGATGTCAGAAGCGTTCTGAGCAGCTGCCGCAGAGTTTGCAGCAACAGATGTGGTTAGAGAACTATCCGCACTTTCAAATGCCGCAACGATTTCCTGAAGCGTGTCAAGTGTTTCTGGGGAAGTCCCTAGAATAGCACTTACCTGCGCTTGTAGGTCTGCGATGTCAGAAGAAGTCAGACCTGCAACAGCATCAGCGATCGCGGCAGGTACAACCTTACCGTCTGCGCCGATTACAGTTACGTCGTTGATAGAGATGTCACCATTCGATACGTCAACGCCGTTCTGTATTCTAAACTTTTTGTTTGTAGACATTTTGTTTACCTTTTAGAATTTTGGTGGATGGGGGAGAGCTGATCCCTCCCCCGACTATTATCTAAGTTCCTTATGCGTCAACGTATGTTACTGAGACAGAAACTACCGCACCTGCTGATTCAGCGGTGTATAGTAGTTCAATACTCTGTCCGTTTACACGAACGTCTGTATCGCCTAGGAATGATGAACCAGTGAATACGACACCATACTCAACGATGTAAGCAGATGTTCCATCGTGGACAACTAGTGCCTCACGTGTTTCGAATTCACCACCCGATTCTACTGTTACAACATACTTCGCAGAACGATACTGGGTCTTGTTGAACGCAGAAACTACTGTAGCAGAAGTTCCAGCGACAATGTCGTTACCCTGTTCGAACACCTTGATGTTGTCAGCAAGAGTTTCTAGACCAACCGACTTAGGATCTAGTACACCAACTGAGTTAGTAGACTGTGCGATAACAACCGCTTGTGTACCAACTGGGATTGCAGCGTTGAATGTGATCAACTGGTTTACTGCATCGATGCTGTAGTGTACGCCTGGATCCTGAATAACACCACCAACGAAGACGATTGCGTTCTGGTCTTGCGTGTAGAAGTCTAGTGCGAATGTAGTCTGTGCACCGTCACCAGCCATTGTCTGACGCTGTGCGTTGTTGAATGCCAACTGAGTTGGATCCTGTAGAGACATTCCGTCTAGTGTGTTAGTTACACGTAGAACGTAACCGTTCTTACCGTCGTATGATGAATCAGCAACGTCTACTAGTTCTAGGATAGACTTAGCAGTGTCAACTGAGAATGCACCAGTCGATGGATCGTAAGATACCTTACCTTCACCAGCAGTGTCGACCGCAGAGACTGAGGCACGTGCACGAGCAGTTGTGAAGTATAGGTTATCACCTTCGGCAACATCTGTAGTTGAGAACTGCGAGATGTGTTGTGCAGCAAGACCTGCATCCAACTGACCCTTGTTTACTGCGTCTTGTGGGTCTGTACCATTAGCGACTGAAGTGACTTTGTTGCCACCCATTGATAGAGAACCAGACATGGTGTCTCCAGACTTAGATACCTTACCGTTGATCTGAGTCTGTAGGTTTGCGTCCGCAGTAGCGAACTCACCACGAATAGCCGCACCTTGCGCTGCGCGATCAGAAATCTCTTGTGCGATGTCTGAGTCGTTTGCAGTGATTTGTGTTTGGTTAGATTGGATTAGTGATAGTAGATCACCGTCACCAGACTGAAGCGCAGCGACGATCTCTGTTAGAGAGTCTAGTGCAGCAGAGTCTGTGTTAGATACGACGAAGTCGATCTGTGACTGTAGTGACGATTCAATACCCTGTGCACGTGCAGCTTCACTTGCAATTGACTGAGCGTTAGTTGTGATCAGATCACCTAGATCCGATTCTACAACAGTTGCACGATAAGTCTCACTAATGATTAGAGCGGTGTTTGCAGTTTCTGCAGCAGTCGCACGAGCGATTTCTGCGTCAATCTGTGACTGTAGGTTACCCTTGTTTCCGTTGTGAGTGTTATCAACTGCCTTGATTGCCGCGTCTAGTTTTGCAGCAGCATCTGACAATGAAGTAGATGCATCAATGTAGTTGGAACCTGTTGGTGTGATGTAAGTACCATCAGCGTTTACACCAGCAGCAAGTTGAGTTGCAGTCATCTCTGTCTCAACAACTGTTAGACGTGAGTCTAGACCGTTGTCAGCGATTTGACGTGCAGTTGCTTCTGCGTCGATGTTACCCTGTAGAGTTGCGTCAGCACCTGAACGTAGAGCAGCTTCGTTTGCAACGATACCGTCTGCGTATACCTTCGCCGCAGCTTCTGCGTCGTCCGCTTCTGCTTCTGCGTAAGTCTGTGCAGATGCAAGGACAACCGCGTCACGTGCGATGTAGTCTGCTTGATCAATTGTACGATCAGCAGCTAGATCAACACGGATCTGTAGGTCTTCAGCAGCGCGAGTAAGGATTTCCGCAGTTAGTCTGTCACTATCTACGTCCGCGCGAGACTCAGCAGCAGTCATACGACCTTCAACTGCGTCTAGTTCACCGTGAACTTCGTTCACAGCACCAGAGATTGTCTGTGCAGTTGTGTCGAATGCTTCAGCACCGACCTTCGCTTCGAGAGCATCGATGTCTGCTTCGTTGACAGTTAGACGACCACCTTGTAGTGTCTGTTCTGTCTCTAGCGCAGTAGCACGAGTCTCTAGTGAAGTTGCACGACCTTCAACCGCGTCCATCTCACCTTCTAGAGTAGAGATACGACCTTCGTCTACGTCTGTCTGAGCGTGTAACTCGTTAACAGCAGCAGTAACAGTTGATGCAGTTGTTGTTAGTACCTGAACGCCCATCTGACCCTGTAGAACGTCAACGTGACCTTCTTCAGTTGTCATACGAGATTCTAGTGAAGTTGCGCGACCTTCGACTGCATCCATTTCTGATTGCAGTGTATCGATCTCACCCTCAGCAGTAGTTACGCGACCTTCTAGTGATGTTAGGTCACCAACTTCTACGTCTAGTTCAGCGTGTAGTTCGTTGATTGCAGCAGATAGATCAGTTGCAACAGTTGCAAGAGATGCAGTTCCGACCTTAGCTTCTAGGTCATCGATGTCACCTTCGTTTACAGTTGCACGACCTTCTAGTGCAGTAGCACGTGCTTCAACCGCAGACATGTCGCCTTGTAGTGCGTCGACGTTTGCTTCTTCTGTAGTTACACGATTCTCTAGTGCAGTTAGATCAGCAGCTTCGCCATCGATCTCTGCGTGTAGTTCGTTAATCGCGTCAGAAACGTTTGTTGCAGTTGTGTGTAGTAGTGCAGAACCTTGCTTAGTTTCTAGTGCAACGATATCTGCTTCAGCAACGTTTAGACGACCGTTCTGAACTAGTTGATCAGAATCTAGACCGTTTAGACGGTTTGTGTGAGCAACGTCTTTCGCTTCTAGGTCAGTAGCACGTAGTTCAACTGCGTCCATTTCTGATTCTAGAGTAGTTAGACGACCACCGTTAGCATCGATAACACCTTGTAGATCCGAATCTGCTTCTTGGAATGCACTAACGATTTCTGTTAGCGAATCTAGTGCAGCACCATCTTCGTTAGAAACGATGAAGTCAACACGACCTTCTAGAGTTGTTAGGTCAGTACGGATACCACCTTCAACACCAGTTGCACGTAGGATTTCTGCATCCAACTGATTTTGTAGATCTGTAACGTCACCTGCTTGTAGATTTTGTAGAGAAAGGATGTCAGAGTCATTTGCAGTAACCTGCGCCTGTACACTATCTACGTCAGTACGTAGACCAGCTTCGATGCCTTCAGCACGTGCCTGTTCTGCATCGATGTTAGACTGTAGGACGCCTTCTGCGGCAGTCGCACGGTTAACTTCAGCAGTGATCTGTGCTTGGTTATCGTTGTGATCAGATGCCTGTAGGATCTGAAGTGCAAGGATGTCTGAATCGTTTGCAGTGATTTGTGCTTGGTTAGAATCAACGTCTGTACGTAGACCTGCTTCAACACCTTCTGCACGAGTCTTCTCAGCGGCGATTGCAGCAGCGTTAACCCCTTCTGCTGTAGTTGCACGAGAAACCTCTGCGTCGATCTGGTCTTGTAGATCATCAACGTCAGAACCGACTAGACCTTGTAGAGCAAGGATGTCTGAATCGTTGCCAGTGATCTGACCTTGTAGATCAGTTGCAGTTGCAGTTAGTACTGCTTCCGCACCACTTGCACGTACAGTCTCGGCTAGGATTGCAGCGTTTAGATCGGAGTCAACGTTTGTGAAACCTTCTTCTAGGTTATCGACGCGAGTCGATAGAGCCGCATCACCAGCGATACGTGCAGTTTGCTCGATCGTGATATTACCAGCGTTTGTAGAGATGTTGCCAATGTTTGTATTGATATCAGAGCGTAGACCTGCTTCAACACCTTCTGCACGTTGACGTTCTGTAACGACAGATGCAGCGTTAACACCTTCCGCAGCAGATGCGCGAGTAACTTCAGCAGTGATCTGAGATTGTAGATCATCAACGTCGATTGTAGTGTTAGCGTTTAGTGCGTCGACCTGTGCTTGTAGGTCTGAGTCACCAGATGCACGTGCAACTTCTTCTGCACGTAGGTCTGTTTCGTTCTGTGAAGATAGAGTCTGTACTGCATCCATCTCACCTTCTAGTACTGTTGTACGTAGAGATAGTGCGGTGTCAGCAGCGATACGCTCGCCTTCTTCTGTAGATACGATTGCGTTTGCGTGTGATACTGCCTGTTGCTTCGCAGTTGCGATACGGTCGGTGATTGTGTTTCCACCAGTACCGTTTACAGATGCGTCACCAATTAGTGCAGTGTCTTGTGCGTCAGCGTGTTGCTTCGCTTCAAGCATGTGCGAATCAGCTTCTTGATCCGTGTATGCCTTCGCTTGGTCTAGTACGTCTTGTGTTGAGATGTTGATGTCAACATTGATCTGGTCGATCTGAGACTGTAGACCCGCATCCGCAGTTGAACGCGTTGATGCTTCTGCGTCGATGTTACCCTGTAGAGTAGTATCAGCAGATGCACGAGCAGACGCTTCGTTTGAGATCGCAGTAGTGTTAGACGAAATCAGTGCAGACATGTCTGAGTCAGACGCCTGATAAGCACTAACGATTTCTGTCAATGAGTCTAGTGCTGCTGGATCAGTGTTAGATGTGATGAAGTCAACCTGTGATTGTAGACCCGATTCAACACCTTCTGCACGAATCTTCTCTGCCGCGACTTCTGCTGAGTTAGCAGAGTCACCAGCGATACGATCAGCGATTTCTTGATCAACGCGAGCGTTTAGATCAGAGTCGCCTGCGATACGTGCAGCGTTCTCGATTGCAACTGAGTTGCTTGATTCGGTGATTGCTTCTGCCTTTGCAGTTGCAATACGATCTGTGATTGTGTTGCCTGTAGTACCGTCAACAGTTACGTCACCGATCATTGTTTCGTCTTGTGACTCAGCGTGTGCCTTCGCAGCAGCTTCTGCCGCAACGATGTCTGCGCCTAGATCAGTGCGGACTTGGTTGTCAGCAACTGCACGTGCAACGATCTCGTCTGAGATGTTTGACGCGTTTGCAGCTTCTGCACCAGTAGCACGAGCGATTTCACCGTCAAGACGACCTTCGATGCGTGACTCTTCGCCACTAGCGCGAGTAACTTCAGCAGTGATCTGAGACTGTAGAGAAGTAGACTTAGTCTCTTCTGTGTCTAGTCGTGCAGATAGTGCATTGTCACCAGCGATACGTGCAGTCTCTTCCGCACCGATTAGACCAGCAAGTGAAGTTTCTGCTGATTGTGCGCGAGAGATTTCGACAGTAACACGGTCGTTGATTTCTGTTTCTTTTGCAACAGCGCGGTTAACTTCGTTTGTGATTGCAGTAGAGTTTGCGATGATAGAAGCAGTTAGTGCGTCGTCCGCGTTCTGGAATGCTTCTACGATTTCCGCTAGAGAGTCTAGTGAATCGCTGTCTACGTTGTTGAGGAAGTTACTGATCTGCGACTGTAATGCAGCGTCTGCTGCGATGTATGCAGCTTCGATTGAGTCTTCACGTGCCTTTGCGCGTGTCTCTTCCGCAGTGATGTTAGCCTGTAGGGTAACGTCTGCTTGAGCACGAGCACTTGCTTCTGCGTCGATGTTGTTCTGTAGTAGTGTTTCTGCAGCTTGTGCGCGTTGTGTTTCTACTAGAACGTCTGCGTCGATTTGAGCAGCAACATCAGCATTAGCACGATCAGCGGTATAGTATAGGTTAGAACCTTCCGCTAGGTCAGACGTGCTGAACGAAGCGAAGAACTGGTCTGCACCAATCTTCTTTAGTGAGTCAGAATTGACATCGTAAAGAAGCGTAAAGCAGTCCGAAGGATTTACCATACCTTGAAGGGTTGATTGTCCCTGTACCGCACTTTCGTCAAGTTTGGTATTGATTACCGCCTTGTCCGCTAGAGCAGGGGATTTAATCTGCCTAAATGCCATTAGGTTATCTCCTAGTTGGTTAGTGTTGGAATTAAACGTTTAATAATATACTAACGAAATTTTATGTAGATGTCCGTACCTTGCGGTGGGATCTCAAAAAATTGAATAGTATCTCCGATGGTTTCATATACTTCTTCAGGATGTTGAAGTACATCATTGACCCATACATCAATTAAGTCATCACGTGCCGGTGTCCCGTTCAATGTGAATATGGCGGTGTCGCCTGGGGCAATGAACGCTTGTGATTCAGGGATCACAGTGCGGTCATTAGTTGATGATGAGGTACCTTCGATAAGTTCGAATAAAATTGTTTCTTGGCCTGGAGTAGAGGAAACCTCATCCTGCTTCTTCTTGGCCAGATTAAACAGACTTTCGGCAAGCACCCTGTTAAAGGACTTATTATTGATCATATCTTGGAGTACTAAGGATGGTTAATATACTGGTTTTATTTATACTAAAAACAAGTTTAACCAGACCTTTATTTTTATGATTGTCGGAACTGAAGTAGTTCTTGTAGTAGTTCAGTTACTTCTTGTAAATCAGAATCGATTCCATCGAGTCGTGCATTAAGAGCATCTACTTCTACTTGGCTTGCAACGGGTTGTCCGTTGAGGGTGTAGTTTCCCTTGAGTTGAACACCTGTCGCGTCCATAATCAATCTATCATCATTCCCATGTTGAATTTTAAACTGACTGTCGTTAAACCCTAAGTGTTTAAGGACGGTGTCTGTTCCATTATGATAGAAACGGGTTTCTTCGTTTGTGCCTACAATAAAGGCGAAGTGATCATCTAGGATGAGGTCGTTTCCAAAAGAAACGCCTGTTGAGTTATACGCTGCGACTTGAATAACTTGCTCTTCGTCTACCGCGTGAGTTAGGGTTATTGAGACCCCGTCATCAGCAACGTAGTCCATTCCTTGGTGGAGTAAGACACCGTTGAGATATACTTGAATTCGAGATGGGGTATTTGGATCTGGATCATACTGTAGTATGTTTCCTTTGTCGTCCGCACCCGTAATAACCTCTAGTGTTCCGTCAGAGGTATAGATGTAAGCGTTGAATGTGGTTGTCGCAGATAGATTACCTTCACCTACCGAACCAATTTCTACGATGGTTTGAACTCCACCATCATACTCACGTTTGATATAGAGTTTACCGTCTTGAGTATTTATACCGATCTCGCCCAGTAATAACTCTTCAATACTGGGAATATCACCAAGACCGTCAAACGTCTTGATGTTCGCACCAATATTCTGAACTACATTACTAATAGGCCTGCCAACAGTTACTCGCTTGACTTTGGTTCCAGAACCAAAACCACTTATGGATGCTACGCCTGTTGTCCCACCTACTCTTCTTATTGGCATATCGTTACCTAGTAACAGAAGGGTTGACTTTTATCTTACCTTCTAGTATTCTTTCTACAATGGTGTGGCCTTCGACATCAACAAAGGCAATCTCAACATCATAGACATATCTACCACGAGTGGATAGAGCATCGGTCTGTAAATGAGTAAGGGATAGTGTAACGATACCTTCGGGTGAAGGATCGGGAATCACGGCAGTGAAGTCAACGGACTCCTCACTTCTATAAGTCTTCTTCATCTTTGCATAAGCAGTATAACCCGTTAGATCTTTCTTAGATCCGTCCGGATTCACTAACTCTATCTGTAGAGCTAGGTCTGCACCCTGATCAATTGTGAAGTCTTCGTAAGTTGCCATAGTCATCAAGACCCTAAGTGTATAAACGTTCTGTGTCTATTTATACAACTTAGGGTGCGTGATATTTTGTTTTATTCTGAAGCGATGTCTTCTAAGACCATCTCACGGAATTCTTCTGAAGTCTCAGACCAGTCGAAGACGTAAGAAACTGTTACACGCCAATCATCTTCTGAAGATGCAGCGTGATACATTAGTTTTTCGTCTTGTCCGTAATGTCCGAAGTATGCCGCCTTGCAAGTCCACTGACCTGGCTTGTCTTGGCAACGGATAACTTCTTTAGTTTCCGGATGGATGTAGTCGAACCAACCTGAACCACTCTCTGAGTAAGAGAAGATTAGGTTGAAGCCTGGGGCGTTAGCGTTGTTGTGCCATGCAATGAAACCGCCTGGTGGGTATACCGCTGCAAGCGCATTGTGCTTGACCGACAGGAAGTTCATCATCTTGTCATTTAGATCTGACAACATGTGCGTCATGTCACGCTTGAAGATTGGATCTGCATCTGGCTCGAACATCTGGTGAGCGCGATCTGATAGTTTAAAGTTATAACCTACCATCTCATCTGGGAAACCTTCGTGTTGCGTTCCCTGATCTACAATCTCTTGCATGTACTTTGGTCCAACGTACCAGTTACGCTGACGCATACGTTCCTTAGACGTGCAGTGACAGTTCTCTGCAAATCCAGAAATCTTAGGTAGTCCAGCGTAGTTGTCCAGAATCGCAAGCAACTCAGGGTTCTTAACGTCGACGTGCTTTAGATATTGGTCGTTTAACTGTGTCATACGATTGGTGTATCCTTATTTAAACCAGCAGAGAAGTGACGGATAATCACTGGCCCTGTTTCTGGTTTTGTTATTGCCCAATTAAGTGCGTTGTAGTAGTTCCATCTCAAGTCGTCATCAAAGATACCAACTTTGAGATCCTTATACTTTTCTTCTTTCTCAGTCAACCACCAGAGTGAGAACTGGTCCCAAGATTTGAGACTGTCCGCATACCCATCTGGCCACCAAGTGTCATTCATCTGTCTGAATGTCAAGTCCCACCAATCGTCCATGAATTCACGCACAATCGGTTTGGACATATCATATAAACATACTGCACCGCATAGTGTGAACTTAGAAACCCCCTCTGGGGTGTCGAAGTCACGTTCTGCATATATGTAGTCACGATCATCTGTCAAGGCAGTAAAGACCACATCATGGTCCTTCATTTCATCCCAAACTTTACAGATGTCTTCGTGCTCTACTTCCATATCAGCATCGATATACATCGTTAGGTCATACGGCGATTTCGCCATACCCCATAACTTAGCGCGGTAGTGATCGTCACATAAGAGAATATCATCTGCGACATCTCGACCACGGTCATCAAGGAATCGTTCCTCAGTCACCAAACAGATCTTGCATTCCTCTTCCGGTTCATAGTAGTCTCTAAGAGACTCTGCAAGATTGATTGCGTACAAATAAAAGTTGCGTTTCTTAGACGCAACAATAATAAAACCTTTACTCTTTTCCATCTGTCTCGGCCTCTAGTTGGTCTTGTAAAATCATAATTGAGTACATATCGACTTCAATCTTAGATTTTGCACGACGCAATTTTGCCTTCAACTTGCGGTTCTTAGAGTTCTTGATCTCTTCAACCTCAAACGCTTCTAGTTTGTAGTTAAACAGTTTCTCAAGCTTCCTTGCCTTTTGGTGTTCCAATTCACGTTGTTTCTCTTCTTCTGCCTCCGCAGCTTTGCGTTCGACTCGATCGGTAGTTTCATTATCGATCAACTCTTCACCAAGCGCATCCACGACTTCTGCGAACAACTCGTTAGGATTTCCATCACGATCATGTCTTGCCAACAACATCTGTTGACGGGTGACACGACCCATATCATCTTCCATTTCTAGGATACAGTTTAGTTCTTTCTTCTCTTCTGTTTCCCAAAATGCGTTGTCCATCCAACGTCTATAACTCATTTACTCATTCTCCAAAGGATTCAATTTAAATCTATGTATATCATTAATAAAGTGGGTCCGGAGACCCACCTGTATTCAGACTTCTATTATAACATAGAAGGGTCGCTTATGCAACCCTTACATATAGTGTGTACACATCTGTAACGTGTGTCTGCGTGTCAGAGATGGTTTGACCGATGTAGTTACCGACGAAGCTACGTGCGTAGTTTCCAGCGAACTCACGGGTGTAGTTACCACCAAAGTCACGAGAGTAGTTACCGATGAAGTTTCCTAGGTAAGAAGAAACACGGTCACGTGTGTATGCACCTGAGTAAGCAGATGTTCTGATACGTGCGTATGCAGATACACGGACACGAGAGTAGTTACCTACGAAGTCACGAGAGTAAGCACCAGTGTACTCACCGACGAATCCACGGTTGTAGTTACCCACAAAGTTGCCTACGAAATCACGTGCATATGCACCAGTGTACTCACCTGCGAATGCGCGGCTGTAGTTACCTACGAAGTCACCAGCAAAGTCGCGTGTGTACTGACCGGAGAAGTCACGTGAGTAGTTACCTGTGAATGTACGGTTGTACGCACCAGTGTACTCACCAACGAATCCACGGTTGTAGTTACCTACGTAGTTACCAGCAAATCCACGTGAGTATGTGCCGGAGTAAGCACCAGTATATTCACCGACGAAGTTGCGCGAGTAGTTACCTACGTAGTTTCCACCGAACTGACGTGCATAGTTACCGACGTAGTTTCCGCCGAAGTCACGACTGAAGTTACCTACGTAGTTTCCTGCGAACGTTCCTACGTAATCACCAACATATTCACCAGCGAACTGACGTGTGTACTGACCAGAGAAGGTGCGAGCGTAGTTTCCTACGAAGTCACCAGCAAAGTTAGTTACACGGTCACGGGTGTATGATGATCCACGGTTGCGGACGTATGCAGATACACGAGTACGTGCGTATGCAGAGTAACGAGTGCGCGTTGAAGTACGAGCATAGTTACCAGTAAAGTCACCTGCGAAGTTACCAGCAAATCCACGAGCGTAGTTACCAACGAAGTCTCCGGTAAACGTTGTTGCGTAGTTACCTACGAAGTTACCAGCGAAGTTGGTTACACGATCGCGTGTGTAAGCCGAACCACGGTTACGAGTAGATGTGCGGGTTGAATCGCGTGTGAAGTCACCGACGTAGTTAGTTACACGTGTGCGAGCGTATGCGCTGTAACGAGTACGAGCGTATGCGGATGCACGGTTACGTGTGTAGTAACCAGTATAGTTTGTTTCACGTGTGCGAGCGTAAGAGTTCGCAAAGTTCTGTGTGCGGTTACGTGTGTAAGCAGAGTTACGAGTACGAGTGTAGTTTGTTACACGAGTACGTGCATAGTTACCCACGAAGTCACCAGCAAAGTTACCGGCGTATCCACGAGCATAGTTACCTACGAAGTTACCTACGAAATCACCCACGAATGTGCGAGCGTAGTTACCGACATAGTTACCAGCAAATCCACGTGCATAGTTACCTACGAAGTTGCCGACATAGTCACCCGCAAAGTTACGCGCATAGTTACCGACGAAGTCGCCAGTGAACGTTGTCGCATAGTTACCGACATAGTTACCTGCGTAAGTTAGTGTGCGTGTGTAGTAACCAGTATTGGTTGATGTGCGTGTTGAGTTACGCGAATAGTTACCAGCGAAATCACCTACAAAGTCACCTGTGTAGTATAGAGTCGCTGCACGGTTACGCGTGTAAGTGCCTGTCGCAACGCGAGTTCTTGCGTAAGCAGAGTAACGTGTGCGCGTTGAAGTACGTGCGTAGTTACCAGTGTAGTTACCAGCACGAGTACGTGAGTAGTTACCAGTGTAGTTACCAGCACGAGTACGAGTATATGTGCCACCGAAGTTTCCTACGAAATCACCAGTGTAGTATAATGTACGTGTATAGTTACCGGTATAACTTGCAGCACGAGTACGAGTATACGTACCACCGAAGTTACCTACAAAGTCACCAGTGTAGTATAGTGTACGTGCATAGTTACCGGTATAATAGAATGTGCTACTACGAGTACGCGAGTAGGTTCCAGTACCGGTTGAAGTGCGAGTGGAATCAATATTGCCTACGAAGGTACCTGTGAAGTCGGTATCGGTAGTGTTCATTCTAATCAACTTATATCGCAGGAATGTAGTACCTGTAACAAAATCACCACGATAGTATCGTTTATTATTAGTTGTGTTTACAACAGTAGTAGTAGAAGAAGTACCTGCGACAGAGAAGTCACCATGTAAACGGTCGAAAATGTCAATGGTGTTGTTGTATGGGTTCCATCCCCAGTAAGTACTACCACCTTTACCTGCTAGGTAAACACCGCCGCCTGGGTTAGCTAAGATAGAAACACGAGTTGATGAAGTCGAGCGAGTAAAGTTACCAGTGTAGTATAGAGTACGTGAGTAGTTAGCTACGTATCCAGCTCCCGTAGTGCTTACACGAGTATAGTCAGCGCCTGGTGTGCTTGTGCGAGTGTAGTTTGTCGCACGAGTACGAGAGTATTCCCCAACATATGATGCCGCACGTGCACGTGTGTATGTGCCGGTATTCGTTGAATTACGAGTATAGTTAGTTACACGAGTACGTGAGTAGTTACCGACGTATGAGAACGCACGGTTACGAGCGTAGTTACCTACGTATGAGAATGCACGGTTACGAGCATAATCACCAACGTAGTTGCCTGCGTATCCACGAGCATAGTTACCAACGTAGTATAGGTTACGTGTGTAGTTGCCTGTGTATGTTACACCTACCGCTGAAGTGCGAGTGTAGTTTGTTACACGAGTACGACCATAGTTACCTACGAAGTCACCTGCGTAGTATAGGGTACGTGCATAAGAGAACGTAGATGGTCTGCTACGAGTAGATGTACGCGAGAAATCACCAACATAGTTAGTGATACGAGTACGTGCGTAAGCGGAACCACGAGTTCTTGTATAGTTTGTCGCACGAGTACGAGCGTATGCACTGTAACGAGTACGAGTAGATGTACGAGCGTAAGCAGAACCACGGTTGCGTGTGTAGTTCGTTGCGCGAGTACGGGCATATGCAGAGTAACGTGTGCGAGTCGATGTACGAGTTGAAGTACGTGCGTAGTTACCTACGAAATCTCCAACGAAGTCACCGACGAAACCGCGAGCATAGTTTCCGGTGAAGTCACCAAGGAAGTTACGGCTGTAGTTACCGACAAAGTTTCCAAGGAAGTTACGACCGTAGTTACCTACGAATCCGCGAGAGTAGTTACCTACATATGCGCGAGCGTAGTTACCAACGAAGTTTCCAACGAAGTCACGAGCGTAGTTTCCGATAAAGTTACCACCGTAGTTTCCTACGAAGGTGCGAGCATAGTTGCCCACAAAGTTACCCGCAAAGTTAGTGACGCGATCACGAGCAAAATCACCAACGTAGTTAGTGATGCGTGTTCTTGCGTAAGCACTGTAACGTGTGCGAGTTGATGTGCGTGTTGATACGCGAGAGTAGTTGCCTACGTAGTTACCAGCAAATCCACGAGAGTAGTTACCCACGAAGTTACGTGAATAGTTACCTTGGAAGTTGCGAGAGTAGTTACCAATGAAGTTACCTGCAAAACCTGTTACACGGTTACGCGTATATGTTGATACACGAGCACGAGAGAATACGCCAGTATAGTAACCAGTGTAAGTCCCTGCGAAGTTCTCTTCACGGGTGCGGGTAAAGTCAGTTGCGTAAGTAGAGGTACGTGTACGCGTATATGTTCCAGCGTAAGCAGATGTACGAGTACGCGTGTAAGTTCCAGCATATGCAGATGGACGGATGCGAGAGTAAGTCCCTGCATAAGTTCCAGCGTATGTAGAAACACGGTTACGAGTATAATCCGCCGAGTATGATGAAACACGAGTACGCGAGTAAGTACCGGCGTAAGATGATACACGACCACGAGTGTACGATGAAGTACGTGTACGTGAGAATGTACCAGTGAATGGTGTTACGCGATTACGAGTGTAAACCGAAACACGTGCACGGTTATATGTTCCCGCGAAGTATCCAGTGAACGCTGTTAGGCGAGTACGTGAATACGATGAAACGCGAGTACGTGCGTATGTACCTGAGTACGATGATGGGCGAGTACGAGAGTAGTTCCCTTCAAAATTACGTGAGTAGTTACCTACGAAGTCACGTGAATATGTACCTGTGTAGTCTCCTACAAAAGTACGAGCAAATGTTGAAACACTGTCACGCGTGTATGTTGATACGCGAGTACGAGTGTATGCAGAAACACGTGCACGGTTGTATGAAGATACGCGAGTTCTTGCGTATGCAACGTCAACTGGTGTACGACGTGTATTCTGTGCAGTACCTACAGACACCCATGTGCCTGCGACTGTTGGTGCGCCTTGTGCTGCTGAACGTAATTGGTATGAACCAATCGCTCCAGAAGTAGCACGAAGTGACTTGATGCGTTGACCTAGTGTGTACTGGATCTGGGCATCTGTCATTTCACGTAGACCGTTGAAACCAGAACCGTCGTAGCTTGTAGCTACTGGACGAACTGGAGCAACTGAAGTCATAGAAGTACGCATCCAAATGTGGTAGTTTGTTACTACGGTACCTGCACTACCGTTACCGTGAGTGTCAGAGAATACAGAGTCAATGAACTTTGTATAGTCTGCACTTGGTTGTGTAGCGGACAGTTTGAAAGTACCGATATAGTCGTTCTGTACTAAGTTAGACAGAACACGACCTGCTAGGTTGTCCATATCCCCGTCTACCATTTCGTAGAAGCCAGGGTTTGGAGCAACGTCGTAATAACCTACTGGTCGGACAAAGTCTGCACCGGATTCGTCTGCTGGGCCACTCACTTGCTTCAGAGTGGTGGTCACTGAGGTACCCGTGATTTGTGAAGCTGGGTGGGTACCTGATATTTCATTGTAGTAAGAATCTACAAACGAACCGATTGATTGGCCATCAGTTAAACTGATATTACCAACATCATTAGAAGCGGCCGCAACTAATGCTTGTCCCACTGCATACGAAAGAAATAATTCGTCCGATGGAGTGAATTCTTGTAGGTCACCATTAGCATTTTGAAGTTTTAGTGGTATACTAGATGCTGACACGATATCGTCTCTCTTTTAAGTTAAAAGGATTTAATGGTTAATGACAAGAGTTATTTATAATAAAAAAAAGTGCGGGAACCGAAGTAACCGCACTTTTGCAAAAATATTTGTGTCAACTATTACTGTGGTGGTTCCGGCCAGTTAATGTCTTCAAGACTTTGAATACCATCAAGACTGTTCGTGATATCTCTCAACTCTTGACGATAACCTGCCCACGCATTCTTCATATCAGTTGATAGTGGAGAGTCCGAAACCTGAGTCCAATCACATTGAGACAACATCTGATCTCTAATATTTCTGACCGCAGAAACGAACGCACCTTGGACAAACTCCCAACGGCCTCCAGACCAACCATGATATGGAGTTGGTTGTGGACCTCTGCTTACCCACTCGCCACCGTCCCACCAATGTTCTTGACCAAAGGTGGACCAAGAGTTTCCAGCGAAACTAATATCTTTGACTAGGAGTCCGTCTACGATATTCCCATCTTCATGACTAGGGGCACTGACCGAGACGCTAGATACTGAAACAATTTGTCCGGTTCCCTGATCAACATATGCCAAAATTTTCATTTTACTTTCCTTTAATATTTTTTTAAATACTGCTCTTGGTATTCAATTACCAAAGCCCCCGCCGCCGGGTAAGCCGCCGGGCGGAATCTGTGGTCCCTGACCACCACTACTTGGTGACCAACTAATTAATGTAGAGACCGTATTACTTACTGCACCATGTTCGTCTACTGCGGTTATATTTAGTGTGAATGAAAGCGAACTTGTTGCCCCATTCCAACTCACAGTAATAGTGTTATTCGTATTGACTGTTACAAACATACCCGTACTGCTTCCCGAAACCGAAGCGCTCAATGTATATGAGTCACCCTCCGAATCAGTGACAAAAGGTGAAATTGTTTGTGATGCAGTATTACCCTGCAATGAATATGATGAACTCACACTACTAGATGCGATCGATGGTGCTGTATTAGCTGGAGGCGGCGCGGTATAATTGATCGCGGTTACTCTTGAAGTTCCTTGTGTGCCGTCACTTCCAGTAATGGTCAAAGAGAAACTTGCATCGTTGGAGCCTGGTACTACCCTAACTTGTGTTCCATTATTAATAAGACTGACCGTTGCTCCGCCCAGAGTTCCTGCGCTGTTTGTTAAGATGGTTATCTGACCACCTTCAGGATCACTGAACACTGGAGTGATTGTAATTCCACTACTGCTTAAATTGTAACTTGATGCAACTCCACTAATGTATGTTGGTGCAAGGTTTTGTGTTTGAGATCCTCCAGATTGCGATCCTGAAGAGGTGCCTATATATTTTCCTAGAAGAACCTGTTGACCAACGTTTGTGAAATTTGCAATGTTCCATGCTGGTTGGTAAAATGTTATTCCCCCAGAAGTCCATCTTCCACTATTAATCCATCCATAGAAGCCGGGAATTGTCGTTATAGGAAATGACAAAAGATTAGATAAACACATATAATAATTAAATGCAGAATCACTTGCGGAGAAGAATCCGGTTGCGTGATAATCATCATCTCCATATAGAGGGGGATCGAAGTTAGTAACAGTCGTGACAGCAGCAAGGTCAAACTCACTCTCTACTACACTACTGTACGATACTGTTCCGTCTGCTGCATAAACTTCCAATCCATAATCGGCCCCGTTTGGTGATGTCGCTGAAGGTTCTACATATACCCAATCAACACTGGGTGCCATCTTGCCCACATAGGGTCTAGTGATAGGGGTTATGGTATAATCGTATGTGGTGCTGTTTCCACTAAATGAATTGGGTCTATTTTGAACAGGATCAACTAAACTTACAGAACCACTATTAAATCCTACAAAACTTCCAGATGTGCTATTTCCTCCGATATGCCATCCAAAAGCATCGTTCTGATTTACACCAGAAGGCCTACCGAAAACTAGACCACCCGTGGAGAAGTTATTTGCATACGGTATGACAGAACCTGCATTGGTTGTCCCAAATGCAACTACCTGAAAGTTTTTAAAACCTTCTTCGATGATAAGATTACCATCGGAGTTTCTAATTTCAATTCCGTAACTCATCCTCGCCTCACTGCATACCAAGCCGCATCTGATTTATCGTTTCTTCTAAGCATAAAACTTCCATTCGATTTGCTGAGAACAGATGCATTTCCAACTATAATATTAGTAGGAGCAATAATAATTATCTCATGTAACGAGTTGTTTATGTAGTTAGGAACATTCACTTGTATGTCTACCAATTCGCCCCAAATATATAATGCGCTTCCATTCATTATATTACCTGCGTTTGGGTTTGCAGCAAGGATGGCATCGTATCTTGCTGTATTCGCCGGAACTACTCCGTGCGCAATAATAGTTCCCAGACTACTATCTGGTCCTACAATCTTCGTTCCTTCCGAATTGTATACTTCTACCCCGTAAGACATTATACAAGCTTCCCTAGTTTGACTCTAAGACCCGTAGTCTCATCCGTGCTATTAGTATCATATATTCTAATATTCTCTCCGGTAAGAACCATTCTCTCACCCGACGCTTGGTATCCTTCCGCACCCGTAGTATCTATGTCTGTCGCAGTACTACCAATGGTCAACTCGCTTTCGATTTCAGCGGCAACTGCTGACAGGGCGGATGCTCTGATACTATCAGCGACGACGGTTCCTGTGTGAATCAGACCACCATCGATGATAGTTGTCGGTGCCACCCCTTCCTCTATCAGTTCGCCATTAAGGTTACTGAAGGTTACTAGACCTTCAAACGAGAAATTCTTAAATGGAGTACTGAAGTGCAAGTTGCCCAAACTGGACGAAGATATACCCGTTCGAGAATCTGGATCGTCAGTGTCCCACGGATCTTCGAACGCAGTAAACCTTGCAGCATAAAAACTACCATTAAGATTTGTTTCTTGTGGTGGACTGATTGACCAATTAGTTTCGCTATTAGGGTCTGCGCCGTCTCGTAAATTTGTAAAGTTTCCATCGGTCCCTGACGTATTAGAAGTGCCTAGGAATCTAAATGAATCGGCAAACGGTTGGGTCGGAGCAGCATCACCGTCTCCTAGCGCGACAGTATAATACACATATCCTGCTTCTTGTCTAGGTATTACCTCCTGATCGAGAACTGGAGTTTGTCCATCCGTAGATACTTTAACTGGTTCCGACCAAGTTAGAGAAAGGTCTATGCCAGTCAGACCTTGGGTCGTCGCAGTTGCGCGACACATCCATAGAGGATCTTTTGCTGCATTAGACTCTTGTGGTTCTTCGGACCATCCATCGGATAAGCTTTCAACTTCAACTAAGTCTGTCGAGAAATTGTATGTCGCATTAACTGGTCCCCACTTGCCTGCACTATCTGCTGGTGGTTTTTCCGCACTTCTTTTATAAACAGATGCGGTGAAGGTCGAGTAACCATCCTCACCGTTGTTGTGATCTTCATATGGTATAGACCATAAACTACCGATATCTACAGAGTCGTCCCCGTCGATAGCAAAAGTTTGTTCTACCGCCCAGATCTTTCCGTCCGGAACTTCCTCATTCGGAATCTGAGAAACATGATCATACCACCCTACTGGTGGAGTTAGTGAGTTAGCTGGGAATGATGTTACCCCTCCAACGTTAGCGCCTGCAAGTTCCTCGGCCGCCACCGTTTTATCGATTCCCGCAAAGTTGACAACACCGCCTGTAGGTCTATCTGGTCCGTCTGTATCGGACGCATCATGTCTCTTTACAATAACCGCTCTGAATGTAGATCGACCATCACGACCAGAACCACCGGCGGTCGTTACGTCTGGTGTTGACCAAGCGATAACATTATCGACGACGATTGAGCTTGTAGTATCACCGGCGTTGGGTTGCGTCGAAGCAATACCCGACGACACATACAACTTCATGTTTGCATCGTTTTCGTTTGGATTCTCTGGTACAGTCTTTGACCATCCGCTCGGTTGTGTAAAGGTCTTGTCCGAGAAGTCGAAACTACCACCTGAAGGTTTACCTGCTTCGTTCGAAAGACTAGTATTCGACCACTTGTAAACACTCAACTGAACAAAACTGAAACCATCCTCTGCATCAATTGCATAGTTAAGAACACGTCTAATATCCCCAAAAGTAAGATTTCTATCCTGACCAAGATATCCAATCAGGCTGGCAGTGGTTGTTACTTCCCACAAATCCATTGGATTGTCTAGGTCTAATTCTGGTGGTTCTTCGTACCAGTCAAAGTTGCCATCGATTCCATCAACGACGTCAGTAGTTGAATTTACCGTTTGAAATTTATCTGCTGTGAAATCGTAAATCGCTGTGTTTCCAGTAAAGTCAGTATCTGGTCTAGTATTAGAACGTGTGTATAGAGACTTTCGATACGTCGATACGCTTTCAAGATAACCTAATGTAGGTTCGCTCCAGTTTTCATCAACCGCCACGTCAGTTCCTGTATCACCTATGATACTGAACGGATAAACCGATGACCATATATCTCCGGCCGGTTCGCCCGAAGTAGGATCCCATGGTGGGAGACCAGCATACCAAACACCTTCCCCCTCAGCGGTTCCTGACGCATCGTCTAACGGACCCAGTGTATCTGGTGGAGTTTTACCAAAGATCTCTTGACCAAAGTTAAAAAATCCACCCACTGGTTTTGATGGTACAGGAAGATCATCACCAACAGACCATCCCAGTGGTTTTTGAACCCTACGATAAACAGCCTTCTCAAAAACAGATCGACCATCTTGTCCATCTAGTCCAGTGCTTGTTTTCCTTGGTTGAGACCAAAGAATACTGGTATCTAATGTTACCCCTTCGGCTAATCCATTTGTAGTGGCGATGCCTGCACTCACATACAAATCGCCCGCTTGATCGTCTACTGAAGGTGGGGTCAAGTACCAGTCATTAGGTGCAGTCAAAGGTGGGTTGGCAGAAGGATCGAAATCAAAAGATCCACCTGAAGGTGAACCAAGAGTTGCTGTAGCATCGTCTTCTGGCGGTGACCATCTACGATAGATGGATACCTGTGCGTATGACTCACCGTTAGTGTTAATATCAATCAGTCCAGCCAGTCTATATGGTTCTGACCAATCTGTCGCGGTGATTGTTCCCTGTTGCGATAGATAATCTCTGAATAAGAAGTTACATGCCCATAGGTCATCGTCTCCGTCTGGGATAGTCCCTTCCCAATCCGATGGTGGAGTTAGTGTAACCGTAGGAAAATCAAATGTACCACCACTAGGTGTCGCTGGTTGAGTTGGAGATCTCTGGTAGATTGTCGCTTGATAGAAAGAGGTTCCGTTTTCGCCTGGGTCAGTTGGACCACCACCGCCACCACTAGCATCTTCTAGGTTAGTCCACTTGGCTCCGTCCCACTTTAGGACATGACCGACCAGCACTGGAGAACTAAACTGGACATCGTCCAAGTCTTCTAATTTCTCTACGTCCGAAGACCCCGTGCCCACATCACTCTTGTTCGCAAGTTCAATCCATTGTTCGCCGTGCGCAAAGTATGCGGCACCAGTGTCGTGGACATGCGCGAACATACCATGATAGTCAGATGCGTTTGGAAGATCCGACTCTGTAGGATATACGTTGCCGAACAAAACCTTGTTACCACTCATATCAAGAGTGGCACCCTCTATGTGATTGCGAATCTCTTGTAGAGAGAAGTGAGGGTTGTCGTTCAAGTGTTCCGTGATAAGGGCGATAACTTCGTCACGGTCTAAACCTGCGTCTAGTAATTCGAAGTTCTCGTTGATCTTATCGAACGCCGCGTTGATGTTATCCGCGAGGTTAATGATCTGTATTGTGTCGTCGCCGTGACTCATTCGTTGTTCTCCACTAGACGGGTAAGTAGTTGTTTGATCTCAGACATCTCGTTCTTCAGAGTAGTTACCTCTTCCGTGAGTGAGTTCATTCTTTCCGTCTCTAGTCTCTTAGCCTTTTTTATTTTTCTCGCCTTTGCGATCTCTGCACGGTTAGTGTTCAAGATCGCCCCTGTCTGTTTGTCTCTTACTAGATTACTGTGTCCTTCGACCTTCTGGTATTTATTCATTACGTTGCCAGTGCGATCACACGTAAGTCACGGATGCGCGGCGACCTAGAAGAGTTACTTGATTTCATAACAACCTTAACTTGGAACGCGGTGAACGCGTTTGCCTGTATAGGAAACTCCGAAGTGTCATCAAGAGTGTATTCATATTCACGGAATACTGTTCTATTCGTATCCGATGAAACTGGGCCATCGAGATTAACTAATACCCAGTCCGCGTCAACTAAACCATCATCTGTTACCGATGTCTTAGCGTAGACTTCGAACTCTGCGTCAGTTGGTCGATTCGCCGCAAATATAATTTTTAGTCCAACAGAACTTTCGTCGATCGTAGTCGGTCTAGTTATGTGTTGTGTCTCCTCTCCACTTCCGATGACATTCTCTAGTGCCAGTACAGAAGTTCTCTGTAAATCGATTAGAGGAGATACCTTACTATCTGTTGTTGATATTGATAGGGCGAACTCGATACTTGGAACCGGATTTTCTCCTGCATCTTTTTTATTATCTGCTGTCGCAATAACTGAAGGTTGTGTTCCTGTGTTTACTTCGTTTAGGAATACATCTTGGAAAGTACCTAGTGCATAGGACAATGCCTCACTTCCTCTATCTCCACCGTAGGATCCAGCGGAACACTTACTCACCTGCGCAGAGACAGAAGTAGAGTTTGGTGTTACGGTAGATACTTGTGGAGTAAATTCATCAAAGATGACATTCTGTGTAGATACTACGGAAGTTCCACCACCTGTCGTATCTGCTGTTGCAGTCTCTCCCACAGGGACCTGTATAGTATACCCTGTAGATGTTACATTGTCAACAAAAAATGTTCTATTTAAATCCAGTCCTGCTACAGTAGCTGACCCTGTGAAGGTTACTTTATCGTTTACACTGAAACCATGACCTTCGTGTGAGACGGATACAGTATTGCTTCCGTTAGTTGTGGTGAATGGATTTCCATCTAAAGACACCGATGGTAGTATTGCATTGACTAGATGTACAGTGCCCGAAGTATTGAACTCGGCACGTTCTAATTCAAACATTAGATCCTTAGTCTGGTCTGGAGTCCATGTCGAACCACTCTGTGACATGAAGAGAGAACCAAGCGAAGGTTGCTTCGATACCTTACCTTCGTTACCGCCGATGATAGTCTCATAGGTCTGTGCCACGTATACGTTATACTCAACCGACTCCGCGAGTAGGACGATCGCATACTCTTCACCTGCGGTTAGGTATACTGGTTCGTCAAACTCAACGGTCGTTCCATTAGATCGAATGCTCGCGATGTCTGTATTAGGTGCGAGTGTGATATCGTCCGGTTTGACAAACTTGACAGAGCCAGGCACAATAGTAGTTGTCGGTATACCATTCTCTACTGGACGGATCTGTACCTGCATCGGGATGACAGAGTCTTTGCTCTGTACATAGACGCGTACCTTAGTTAGGAAGATACCGTTTGGATTTTCCGATGGGTCAACAAAGAACGACTGCGCGAGAGGATCCTTACGACGACGAACTCGTTGTGGTATACGTGTAGTTCTGACAGTACGTTGGATGGACTCGACAGTTCCGGTCGATGTATAAGGAGCGATAGAGTTCGTTAGTGACTCCGCTGCCTGTTCTGTTGTTAGTCTCGCAGATGTAGTATCGACATTGATGTCCAAGATCTGGAAGTCTTGAGTTCCTGTGCGGAATCTTAATGCGTCTGTGTTTGGAATTAAGAATTCACCGACGACCTCACCTCTGTCGTTAGTAGTCAACTGACCTGATCCTACGATACCTGTTGCAGACGATTGGGACGATCCCACTTCGGAATCAGTTGTCGAGAACTCAACGAATGTGTTTGTTGGTCGACACCATGCGGATACGTTGCGGTTACCAAAGTATGCCCACACCTTCGCGTTTGGACGAAGACCTTCCGCCTTGAATGACACGAGACGCGATCGCATGAATGGAATGACCTCAACCCCCGCGACACGCTCTCCGACGAACTCTTGAATAGATCGAGAAAGAGGTGTTAGTTCGAATTGTGACATCCTTTCGAATCGATTGCGTTGCGCTCGTCTGAAGTTGTTTATACCGCCAGGCGCGTTCTCCCACTGCCACAGATCTTCAAAACCCATGTCAACTGGTGCACGACGTACAACGGTCTGCATGATTGGTGGTAGAGTACGAGTCTCTACCCACTCATCACTTGACGGTGATAGTGTGATGTGACCTTCCTGCGTGATGACCGCGAAGGGGTTGATGTTCATAGTATCTGTCGCTACGTTTTGTGTGATAAACGAAGCGTGTGTGTATGGTAGAGTTACATAGTCACCAGTACGAGATGATGAACCCTTTGATTCGTCTTGCTTTAATCTGACAAGATTTTCTCTGAATGACGGTTGTAGTTCTCCACTCGTTGTCTCTACAGACGCACGGAAGTCTTCGTTGTTAACGTCAGAAAAACTGAACGAAGAGAAGTTGTCCGCGATGAACCCAGCCTTGGTTCTAGGGTTCCCATCATTGTCAACCACATTTAAAGTTTGTGTATTGGACTCTAGTAGACTCAACGTAGTCAGTTCATATAGACCGTCTAATTTATTCTCGATCTTACCGATGTCCTTCATCGTGTATCGTTTGTGAGATTGCTTCTCGCTTGTAAGATCTGTCGAGTCAAAAGTGTATGCGTTCAGACGGAACACATATAAAGGAAGAGACCCAGTAGGTATTTGAGGTGCACGAGGAGTCGATGCCGGTTGTCCTTGTATTACCTGCACCTCTCCAAATCCTACATCACCGTAACTATCTCTTACGTTGGCGACTAATACGTCGATGCGAGGCAAGTAGTAACGCACTTGTCTTACGGTCAATGCAGATCCGTTTTGAGGAAGACCCGCCACAACAGAAGAGTTATTGATTTTAAAGGTGCCATCCGGCTGTCTGGAAGGACGGAAGTCTACGACATCACGTAAGGACAGTTCAGTTCCATTCGTCAATGTATGCGTTGGTAGATCTTCATAAGACAACTGACCTTCAACTGTGCTGTATGAAGACACTGAAAAATAATCACCGTCCCCTTCATGTTTGAAGTGACGGAACTGGAAAGACAATACGGCACCGGCTGGTATTGTATTACCACCCTTTAACTTGAACCTAACATAATCATAGAAGTTATCACGTTGTCCGCCGTCCATCTCATACATGTGAGTGATGTCTTTAGAGTCGTTATCCAAAGTTTGACTAACAGACATTAGATCGTACCCATCTACGTAGTCTGTTAAAACCACGAGAGGGAATGATGATGACGCTGTTGCTGTAACTGTTTCTAGTTTCTTGGTTTTCCTAACCGCGTTCACTTCGTCATAACTTAGAATTGTATATGTAC